GAGGCGCGCTATCCTGACGCTGCCGTGATCGGCGCCAACGTCGCGGTTGAAGATCGCCGCGTTGCGGTGGTTGGCTACAGGGGCACGGCAACGGCGGGCGACTATGGCACGGCAACGGCGGGCGACTATGGCACGGCAACGGCGGGCAACTGGGGCACGGCAACGGCGGGCAACTGGGGCACGGCAACGGCGGGCAACTGGGGCACGGCAACGGCGGGCAACCGGGGCACGGCAACGGCGGGCTACGGGGGCACGGCAACGGCGGGCTACGGGGGCACGGCAACGGCGGGCTACGGGGGCGCGGCAACGGCGGGCGACGGGGGCACGGCAACGGCGGGCGACGAGGGCACGGCAACGGCGGGCGAGAGTGGTATGCTCCAGATTTACTATCATGACCGCAACGACCGGCGGCGCCTCGCCGTTGCCTACGTTGGCGAAAAGGAGATCAAGCCCAACGTCAAATATCGGCTTGACGGCAAAGCCAAATTCGTGCCTGCTTAACCCATCCACCAACCACAAACCAAGGAACACAAAACCATGTCCTTCGATTTCGCCACCTACGCCACCCCGAGCAGCACCGCTGCCCAGGCCCTCAAGACCGAGGCGGAAGCCAAGTCAGGCGGTCTCAAGGCAATCGCCACCGACCGCAGCGACCTCTTCCGCCTCAACCCGTACAGCATCACCGTCAAGCCCGGCTGGAACAGCCGCGACATGCGCGACCCGGACAATCAGGCGCATGTCGATGAACTCGCCAAGTCCATTGCGGCTATCGGCGTGCAAGAGCCGCTGACCGTCTACATGGACGGCGGCAAACCTGTTCTGACGGACGGCCATTGCCGCCTTCTCGCCACGCTGCGGGCCATCGAAGAATACGGCGCGGAAATCCGTTCGGTGCCGGTCAAGACCGAGCCAAAGGGCAGCGATGAGAAGGACCGGCTGCTTTCGCAGATCATCCGAAACGGCGGCAAGCGCCTTTCCCCGTTGGAGCAGGGGCAGGTTTACAAGCGCCTTCTTAACCTTGGCTGGACTGAGGCGGAGATCGCCCGGCGGACTGGCGTGCAGCAAATCCAGGTCGGCAAGTATATTGATTTGCAGGCGGCGCCCGAACCGATTCAGGAGCTTGTGGCGACGGGGCAGGTCTCCGCTACGCTCGCAATCGAGACGATCAAGGACCAAGGCACCGAACAGGCGGCGGAAGTTCTGACGGTAGCAGCCGAGACCGCCAAGGCGCGCGGCAAGAAGAAGGCGACGGCCACCACGGTTGCCGAAGTCGTAACCGGCGCCAAGCCGGAGCGCAAGAAGCGGGAGAAGGCCGAAAGTGCTTCGCTGCCTCTGTATGACGCGATGAAGGCGTCGCTGCACGACCTGCTTCTGCACTTGCCGGAATATGACGAAGACGCCAATCCGGCCTTTGCGCGGGCGCACCGCCATGCTATCAACATTCTCGCTCAAGTTGAAGGAGAGTAACGAAAATGACCGATTTGATTCTTCGCACCTGCAAAGCCGATATGACTTCGTACGGCGGCTTCAAGTGGCCGCGCTCTGGCCATGTCGCTGCGCCTGATTGGAACCCGGCGCCTGAGTGTGGCAACGGCCTCCACGGCTTCCTTCGAGGCGAGGGGGACGGCAGTCTCGCTGACTGGAGCAGCGACGCCGTGTGGCTCGTGGCGGAAGTTGAAACCTACGTAGACCTTGAGGGAAAGGTCAAGTTCCCTGCCGCCAACGTCATTTTTGCTGGCAGCCGACTTGAAGCTACCACCATCGTCAAGGCGCGCTATCCTGACGCTGCCGTGATCGGCGCCAACGTCGCGGTTGAAGATCGCCGCGTTGCGGTGGTTGGCTACAGGGGCACGGCAACGGCGGGCGACGGGGGCATGGCAACGGCGGGCAACTGGGGCACGGCAACGGCGGGCGACTATGGCACGGCAACGGCGGGCTACCGGGGCGCGGCAACGGCGGGCGACGAGGGCACGGCAACGGCGGGCGACGAGGGCACGGCAACGGCGGGCTACGGGGGCACGGCAACGGCGGGCGACTATGGCACGGCAACGGCGGGCGACTATGGCATGGCAACGGCGGGCGACGGGGGCACGGCAACGGCGGGCAAATGGGGCACGGCAACGGCGGGCGACGGGGGCACGGCAACGGCGGGCGACGAGGGCACGGCAACGGCGGGCGACGAGGGCACGGCAACGGCGGGCGACTATGGCACGGCAACGGCGGGCGAGAGTGGTATGCTCCAGATTTACTATCATGACCGCAACGACCGGCGGCGCATCGCTACAGCCTACGTTGGCGAAAACAACATTCAGCCCAACGTCAAATATAGGCTTGACGGCAATGCCGATTTCGTAGAAGCCTAACCAGCCACCCCAACAAAGGACACCTCCCTCACATGGGCACCAAACCCCTCCCCGTCACCGTCGCTGATTTCCCGCCTTGGGAGAAGCGCACCCAGCACACACCCGGCCCTGCTTCCGCCAAGTTCCGAGGAGAACGTAACCGGCGGATCATCTCGACGTTCGAGCGTGATGGTGTTGAATATCACCTTCACGCCACCAAGGGCATTCGCAAGATCAGGAAAGGCGCTGCTTAAATGGCTGACTTCAACAAGTATATCAGCGCGACGCAACACCTTCGCGTATCGCGCCACAAGATGACGCCCGCTTGGCAGGAAGTCCATGACTTCCTGAAGGCCCGAGGCTTTCATGTGGCAGCCGAACACATGGGCGACATCATCAAACTCTCCACCCCCGCCCTTTTCTGGAAGACATGGCAGGCAAACGGATGCCCAACGTGATTGAGGCTTTCCTTGACCACCTGACGGCCCGCAATTTCAGCCCACTGACGTTGCGGGCCTACAGCCAAACTCTCAAATCAGCAGAGCAGGCCATGGCGCCGACCCCCCTTCTCTCCGCCACGCCTGCCAACCTTCGCACCTACTTTGCATCACTTGGCCCCAACGCCAAGCCAACGACACGCTTGCGCCATGTGGCGGCAATCCGGTCCTTTGCCCTGTTCTTGCAAAAGGTCAAGGCGCCGGGGGCGGAAGTCCTGATCGCCTCTGCCAAGGGCCTGCGCGGCCCCAAGCGCCCCGCCTCCGTGCCCAAGGCGCTTGACCAAAACCAAGCACAGGCGCTTGTCAGTTATGCCTCTCGCCCCACTCCCAACCGACCTTCCTGGCAAATCGCCCGCGAGCGCGCCCTTGTGCTGCTGCTGTATGGCGCGGGCCTGCGTGCTGCTGAGGCTCTAAGCCTACCGGCGGATGTAGACCTGACCGGCGGGGTTTTGCGCGTCATAGGCAAGGGGAGGCGTGAACGGCTTGTGCCCTTGCTGCCTGTTGTGGCGCAGGCGCTAGAGACCTACCGGACCCAGCGCAACCCAACTATATTGCTTTTTGACGGCTTCTCCGACCGCGACTTGCGCCGCATGATGCAGCGGTTGCGCGAAGAACTTGGTTTGCCAGAAACCACGTCGCCGCATAGCCTGCGCCATAGCTTTGCAACTCATATCTACCAGAGCGGCGGGGATATTCGGACCTTGGCGGACCTGATGGGCCATGCAAGCGTCAGCACGACGGCAATCTACATGAAAACCGACCCGGACACGCTTTTGCGCGTTCTTCAGCGTTGCGCGCCGGAGCGGTATGGGGTAGAGTCTGAACCCGCTAAGGTAAGTAACGGATAAGGAGCCAAACCAATGAACGCCAAAAATATCAAAACCGCCCAACGCTTAGCCAAGGAGTTTACTAAGCTCGCAAGCGTTGTTTTGGCGACGGAGCGCACCATCGAAATGCGTGACGGCGGCACATATAAGCGCATCGACCCCGGCAAGTTGACCGGCGCGTTGCGTCGTAAGTCGATGGACCTGACGCGGGCGCTTGCGGATATGCGGAGGGCGAGATGAACACGCTTGTAGTAAGTCCGTTTGTAGGTTGGCATTGTTCCGGGGTGTTCGGATACGTGCGTTGCGCTGAACCGTGCGTATGGTGCGTAGACGAAGCCGCGAAGAATGACGCGGCTCTTGCTGGTGCGGGGTATGTGGTAGCGCCCATGGAGCCGACAACAGAAATGCTTCAAGATGGGCAGATCGCGGGCAAGAAAGCAAAACGCGGCGGTGTGTCTGGCATGACTATTGACTCACAGGTGCGGGCCGAGTGCGCCGTCGAGGCTGAGATTTACCGGGCCATGCTCGCCGCCTTTGTTAAGGAAACGCGGGAATGACGTGTTCTATGGGCGGCCTGTGCTGCCGACGAAATCCTTGCATCTACCATCACCCGCAGGCTGAAGCGGAGGAATTGGCCGCCGAAGTCGAAACCCTGCGCGCGGAGAATACGCGGTTGCGGAGCGCCCTAGAGGGATTGGTAGATGTGCAGATATTTGCGACCGGATGGGATAACGGAGTTACTGACGCAACGGGAACAGTGAACGAGGGTGCTTACTGGCACATGTGTGCAATGGACGAGGCCCGCGCCGCTCTCAAGGAACCTAAACTGTGACACTACAAGATGTGTTGGATAAATACACCTGGGAGTTAGCGACATCTCTCGACTACCCCAACGTGTTCATGGGCGGACCAAGCGAGCACAACAAAAAGCGCGCTCGCGAAATCCTTGCCGTCGTAATCCCGGCCATCGCCCAAGAGTGCGCCAAACTCGCGGAAGAAATAGCCTACGAATACCTAAAAGAATGGCGCGCAGGCTTCAAATCTGATAGTCACCTAGAAGGCAAGTCAGACGGCGCCGATGAGGTAGCCGACGCAATCAGACAGAGGTTCAAAACCAATGGCTAAGTCCAACAAAGGCCGCAACGCCGAAAAGTGCAAGGTCTATAAGAACGAAGGCAGGCGGGACCGCAACAAGCTCCGCAAGTTGCTGAAGCACGCCCGGCGCCACCTTGGCGACAAGGTTGCCGCCGGAGTGATTGCATCGCTTCGTAAATCCATTCCCTTGGCGACGCAGAAGCAAGATGGCACGGCGGGATGACTAACCCCCAAGGCTTCACCGACAACATGCGCCTGCTTGTAACCGGCGGGCGGCACTTTGATGAGATGGCGCTAGTGCTTGACGTGCTGAGCCAGTTGCACAGGCACTACGCCATTGGCGCCCTTATTCACGGAGGGGCAACCGGCGCCGATAGCCAAGCGGGGCATTGGGCGTTGGTGCATAGCGTCCACCAAATCATTTTCCCCGCCAACTGGAAGTCTCACGGCTTGCTGGCAGGGCACGAACGCAACACGCGGATGCTCACTGACGGCAAGCCAGATGCCCTTGTCGCCTTCCCAGGCGGCAGGGAAACGGCGGACATGGTGAAGAAGGCCAAGACCTATGGCCTCGCCATCTGGAAGCCATTTTCACCGAAAAGCAAGCCGCCCTTTGACGGGTTCACACTTGGAGAAAGCCATGTCAGCCGATACGCTACCTAGCCACTATATCAAAATTCACGACCACGGCTTCGTTGGCCTCGTGGACCACATGGGCAGCGACGGCGCCATTGTCGAGGCTGCCCGCGTTTCCTACCAGAAGGGCACCGTGGCGACGCGCGAGGATCGCGCCCTCATCCGCTATCTGATGCGTCACCGGCACACGTCACCGTTTGAAATGGCGGAAGTCAAGTTGCATGTCCGCGCCCCGATCTTCGTCATTCGTCAGTGGATTCGGCATCGGACTGCGGCTGTTAATGAAGAATCAGGCCGCTACAGCGAAATCCGCGAAGAGTTTTTCACCCCCGCCCTTGGCGACATTGGCCCGCAAAGCCGAGACAACAAGCAGGGGCGAACCGGCGGGTACACTACGAAGCAACAGGCGGCGGTGCAGGAAATCATCGAAGCCAATAACGACTTCGCTTATGGGCAGTATCGCGGCCTCTTGGCGCAAGACCTTGCCCGCGAGTTGGCCCGAGTTGTTCTTCCCCTGACTGCCTATTCGTCGTTCTATTGGAAGATCGACCTTCACAACCTTTTTCACTTCCTGGCGCTGCGGACGGACTCTCACGCGCAAAAGGAAATCCGCGACTACGCCGACGCCATTCTAGAAATCATCGAGCCGCTGTTCCCCTACTCCGTAGAGGCGTGGCGGGACTATGTTCAGGAAGCCGTCACGCTGTCTCGGATGGACCTAGACTTGCTGAAGTCCATGCTCGGAATCAGCAACGCCAAGATAAAGTGGATTGATATGGTGGAAGGCCACCAAGGCGAAAAGGTCTTGGCGGAGAAGTTCGGCATGAGTGGACGCGAGTTGCGCGACTTCGTGAACCGCTTCGACCTGCCTTGGTTCTAGAAGCCACCCCGCATCTTCGCCATCCCTGAGCCAATATTTCTCTTGTTAATCGGCATCAGGTTCATGACGGCATAGCCAAGTGCGTCGGGCAAGTGGGTATATTTGCTCTGTGCGGACTTGGCTATGGCGCCGTTATCGTCAAAGCCAAGACTCTCCAAGGACGTAATCAGTTCCTTGCACCGAGGATGGATAAACAAGCGGCTTTTGCCCGAAGCCGACAGAAAAGCGCCATTGACGGTGTTCACTCGGTCATTCACGGCGGGGTTGCGGCGGGGCATGACAAGGCGAAAGCCCATACCCCGCAACACGCTGTGGTTTGTGTTCCCGCCTGCCGAGGTATGCTGCTGATTGCCCGAGGCGTCAGGATAGATAATAATATCCCTACCCTTGAAGCGTTCGGATAGAATATCTGCGTAGCGTTGGATGGTGGCGTTGGGCAACAATATTTCGTCCACGGCGCAGAAGCACTCGTCGCCTTCCCCATCCAAAAACTTCACCATCAATACGCCCGACATGGGAAAGCGGTTGAAGTCCAGGCCAAGATGCAAATGGCATTTGCCGTCATCGTCAATATGCGAGACGACATGCGTGCTGCGCTGGAATGGCTGGTAGACCTTGCCGGTAGGCGACTCAAACGACGCCTCAAACTCCGTCCTGAACACGAACGGGTTCATCGTGCGCTTGGCTTCTTCGATTTCCGACTGAGGCACAATCCCGGCGTTCAGCGTCGTAATCGTGTAGCTGAACCAGTTTTTCTTGCCAGGGTCCAAGCCATCGCAATAGGCTTCGTAAAACCACTTGCTACCCGCGCTGACCTTTGGGGTGCCGAGGAACAAGGCGTCGCCCTGTTGGTCCGCCAAAGCAGGGCGGACGATCTTGGTCCACATTTCCTCTGTAATGTCCGCCGCTTCGTCAAAAATGGCAAACGATATGGAAAGGCCACGGAGGCGGTCGGGCACTTCGGCGCCAAACAGCCTAATCATGGTGCCGGTAGACTTCAGCACCAATGACATATCCGTTCGGTTGATTTCGCTAATCATCTCAGGCGGTATGGAGTCCAGCAATTCCCGCCACATGATTTGCTTCGCCATCTTCAAAGTAGGGGCGATGTAGACCACCAAGCCTTTTTCAACCGAATTGGCAGCCCGGTAGAGTTCATGCTTGGAGAGGAACGACTTGCCGCTTCGCCGCCCCGCCACAACCACACGGTAGCGGCTTGGGTGCAAGTAGACATGCGCCTGCCAGGGCAGCAGGCCCAAGTTCTTGACGGCCCGCTGCTCCTGAATTGGATCGGGCTTCCAAGCCAATTTATCCAAGGTCATGCGACGCCTGCTTCGTCCTCATCCTTCGAGCCGACTTCCTCCGCATCAAGCACCGCCCGCTTTTTCACGATCATCGGCTTGATGTCTTCCTTCGGCTTCATGAGGCGGCGCAGGTCATGCACGTTGCGTTCTTCCTCGTTGGCCTTAGAGACCGCCGTGACCAACTGCCCGATGGACTTGGTAAGGCGGTTGATTTCTACGCGCACACGGTTCGGGTCGGTGCGCTCCTCCGCTTCGGCTTCTAGATATTCAATTTCATTTTCAATCAGGTTGGAAAGGCGATTGATGATGCTATCAAGGCGCTTTGACCGCTTGCGCGTCGTAGTGAGGCGTTCAGCAATTTGGGCGGCGGAGGACAGAACCACTTGATCTTCCGTGGCTTTGTTGCCGCGCAGCATGGAAAGCGTTTCGGCAGACGGCTTGCCATCTTCGCCCATCCCCATGACCATCATGGCGCGGGCCGCATCGGCAACACGCGGTTCGAGATTTCGCGTCCAGTTGTAACGCCTGACACGGTTGGCGATGGCTTGTGATGTAATGCCTTTTGCTTCCGGCAGCCGCGCAATATCGCTGAGAGACCAACCAATTCGGTAATAATGCTCAAGAACATCCCACCGGGCGCCAGATTTCCACTTGCGCGCCTTGGCCTTCGGCTTCACCTTCACATCGGGACGGATTGGCGTTATATTATCCGTCTTATCGTTTGACATGATAAGGGAATTCCTCAAAAGCGTTACGAAATTTGTTTATCCTCCGCACCTATTGTTAAAGTCAAGCCGGTGGATTGACTTTTGTGCCGCGTGACCGCTAACCACTTTGCGAAATTATTTTTGGATTTCAGCACATGCCCGTTACTGACCTCGCTTCCGAGTATGATGAAAACCAAGATGACTGGAAGATGATTCGTGATGTGCTGAAGGGCGCCAAGGCGATCCGTGAAGGCGGGACACGCTATCTCCCCCAGCTTTCCGGCATGTCTTGGGGCGAGTATGAAGCGTATAAGAAGCGCGCTCAATTCTTCAACGCCTCTGCCCGCACCTTGAATGGCCTTGTCGGGATGATCTTCCGCAAGGAACCTGAAATAATTTTAGGCGATGCTGAAAGCCTTCGCCCGCAGTTAGAGACTTGCACCGTAGACAACCAGCCTTTTAGCGTTTTTGCTCGCGCCATTGTCCGTGAAATCCTGAGCATGGGCCGGGTTGGCGCTCTCGTTGACGCTCCGACCAATGGTGGGCAGCCCTACTTCACAACCTATACCGCAGAAAGCATCACAAACTGGCGAAATGTTCGCAATGACGCTGGAAAGATCATCGCCAATCAAATCGTTTTGAAGGAAGTCTTTCTCGTTGATAGCGATACTGGGTTTGGTTCCGAGGAAGTCACCGTCTACCGTGAACTTTTCCTGACCGATAGTAACTCGTATGCACAGCGGCTTTGGATGCCAGTCAAGAACCGCAACAACACGGTGGATTATCAGCCCTCCGATATTGTGGTGCCGGTTATCTCGGGTGCCGGAGCCTTCTACGGTGAAATGCCTTTCATCTGCTTCGGCCCGATGAAAACAGGCATGGCGGTGCAGCGTTCTCCGATCCTAGATATTGCGGAATTGAATGTCCTTCACTTCCAGCGTAGCGCCCAATTGGCTCACGGCCAGTTCTACACCGCCACGCCAACCTATTGGGCCATCCCACCCAACACGGGCGATATTCCTGAATACCAAGTTGGCCCCAACACAGTTTGGCTTGTAGACCAACCCAATTCTTGCGGCATTCTGGAATATCGCGGCGAAGGGCTGCGATACCTTGAATCTGCCTGCTCGCAACTTGAAAACCAGATGGCGGGACTTGGCGCCCGTCTTGTGGCTGACCGCAAGAACACCGCAGGCGAATCGTCTCAAGTTGCGGAAATGCGAAGCAAGGGCGAATCGTCGCTGCTTTACGAGATTGTTGATAGTGCCGAAAATGGCCTGACGGACCTTTTGAAGATTTGGGTTCGTTGGAATGGCCGCAATCCGCGCAACGTCGAAGTGAAGCTGAACCGCGATTTCGTTGACGCGGCGATGGAATACAGGACTTGGCTCCAGCTTGACCGCGCCCACGCCCAGGGCAACATTGACGATGAGACTTACTATCGCACGCTCTTTGAAGGTGAGATGCTTCCTGCGTCCTACACCCACCAAGACGTGAAGAATCTTATTGACAACGCCCCCGCGAATAGGGCCAATGCCGCAGCCGAGGCTACTCCGTAATTCCACGATTAGGGTCAAAAAACTTTTATGTCTCAAAATATGATGAAGTTGGTTAATCCCGAACTTCGTTTCTTGCCTATGAACATCGAATACGCTTCGACCCTTGGTTTGCCGTTCATGCAGAAAGATGCCCTCGCCAATGAAAAAGGCGTTGTCGTCTGCGGCACGGCGCCTTCGCTCGTAAAAGGGTCTTCGCTGCGAGAAATCAGGCGTCTTAAATCCGTGGGCTACAAAATTGTCGCCGTTAAGCAAGCAATCCGTATTCTTTCTGAATATGATATCATCCCTGATTTCTCTGTGGCGATGGACCCTGGTGAAAAGCAAATCAAAAAGACGCCTCTCGACCTAAGAGTGACTTACTTCGTCGCTTCCTCGTGCCATCCGAAAATGTTTGATTATCTTTTGAAAGGCGGAGCCGATGTGGTCGTTTTCCATTCTGCTTGCGGTGCTACGTCTGGAAATCTCAGCGAAATGGACATCTATGAAAAGTTTTTTCCAGAGAATTGCGGCTACGAAAGCATAGCAAGTGGCGGCTTTACGGTCGTAAACCGCGCCATCGCCGTTTGCGAGTGGATGGGCGCTAAGCGAATTTACATCGCAGGCGCACCGTTTGGTTGGCGTGAGAGCGAAGATTACTACGCCCCCACTGTCACGGAACCGGCGAGCAACGCCACAGGCCCGACATTGGACGACAAGGCGCGTGTAGACGGCAAGCTCTGGTATACAAAGGCGGACTTGCTGCCAAGCGCCGTATCGGTCGCACGCAAGGCGAAGGCAAACCCGAATCGGTTTTTCTTTATTGGCGACAGCCTCGCCGCTTCCCTCTCCAAGAAGTCGGATGAGTTCTTGGAGAGAGTTGTTCCGCGCTAGGACCGCTTCTTGGCCCTTTGTGCTTGGGCGATGTTATCCACGGCGTTTGGATAAGGTCGCCCGGCCTTCTCAGCCCGTCGCTTTGCTGCCGCCTTGTCTTGCGGGCTAAGGGGTGTTGAACGCTTGCGGGGATTCTTCTTTTCCCAAAGCGGCTTGTCCATCACTTCTTCTCCTTCTTGTCGGCAGACTCCATCTGTCGAACCAACTTATTCGACCATGATTCCCCCGCCGATCCACCCCATAGGTTAATCGCGATCTGCCGCGCGCTTGGTCCGCCATCTGCAGGCTTGGCTTTGGGCGCATCGCCATGGCGGTCGAAAAACGCCTTCATGCGCTTGGCGGTTTCAGGCGATACGTCCTTGCCTGCGGCCAACGTTGCAGCACGCGCCACGCCCGAACCGATGCCTTGCTTACCTGCTTCAGCGGTTGTAAGCCCGCCCCGCCCATACTTTCGGCGCTGTTCCAGGCCACGCTTTGCGGCTTCGCGTACACCTTGTGGCGGAGTAAAATCAATTTTCTCGTATTTCTTTGGCGGTGCCATCGCACTTGCCTCCAAGGGGATATTGAATTGCGCTTATACAATGGTTTAGGCATACCACGTCAACCGTGCGGCTGCGCCGCGCCCGTTTGTCGCCTCGGTTAATGGTGGCCTCCTGGGGAGTAATCCTAAATGCTTATCCGTTCTCTTATCAATCCTATCACCCGAAATGCTGACGGCGAAGGTAGTGGAGGGGCGCCAGATATTGCGGCCCTTGTCGCCGCAGAAGTGCAAAAGGTAACAGCCGGTCTTAAAAGCAAGAATGAAGAGCTTTTGAATGAAGTTAAGTCCGAACGTCAGCGCCGCGTCGAATATGAGAATCAAATTCGCAGCATGGGCAGTCAGGACGATATCAACAAGGCCCGTGAACTGATGGAGCGTATGCAGGCGGATGCTGACCTGCGTATGATCGTTGAGGGCGGCAAGGCTGCGTTTGAGGATGTGCTGACCCGCCGCACAAAGACGGTTGTATCTCAGGAACGTGCCGCCAAGGAAGCGGCGGAGCGGGCTGCGGCTGAGGCTGCGGCGCGGGCGGAAGCCGCGCAGAACCGTTGGCGTGCGGAGCGTTTGAACTACGAAGTGACTTCTGCCGTCAGCAAGGCCAAGGCGCTGCCTGAAGCGGCGGAGTATATCCGCATCAAGGCGGAACAGATGTTCGCCCTTGACGATGAGACTGGCAAGCCGCGCCTGCGTGATGGGATTGACGCGATTGACCGCAGCGGCAATCCGCACACGTTGGAGACTTGGGTTGATTCGCTCCGCGACAGCAACCCGTTCTTCTTCGGAATGCCGTCTGGTGGCGGCGCAGGCGGTGGTAACAATGCCAACGGTCGGGCGCCCATCAAGATCAATTCGTCCGACAGCAAGGCAATCAGCGGTAATCTGGAGGCGATTGCGGCTGGTAAGGCTGTTCTCGCCTAACGACTACTTTACCTACGGGGGTAAAAACCCCCGTAGGTATTGACTTTTTTGCCTAATTCCTAATAGGTAGTGAATGTTTACGTTTTTGACCCCTGTGGGGTTAAAAGCATTTCCCGCCGATCTTGTGGGTCGTGTGCGGTTCGCGGACACCTTCGGGTTTCAACGGCGGGGATGCCGCTAGACCCTAATTTCACAGGAGGCTTTGATGCCCAATAGTCTTTCCAATCTTATCCCCCGGCTTCTAGCGCGCGGTCTACTTGCTCTGCGTGAGCAGGCCGTTATGCCCCGCCTTGTGAACCTCGACTATTCGAGCGAAGGCGCGATGCGTGGCTCCACCATCGACATTCCGATCAGCAACACCTTCACCGCCACCAACGTCGCGCCTAGCATGACGATGGCTTCGGCGCAGGACAGCACTCCCGGCCTAGTGCAGATTGCCCTAGACCAGTGGAAGGAAGTGCCCTTCTTCATCACCGACAAGCAGCGCAGGGAGATCATGGAGAGCGAGTCCTTCCTCCCCATGAACGTCTCCGAGACTGTTCGTGCGCTTGCCAACTCGATGGACGGCCACATCCACAACCAGTATATCGACGTGTATGGCTTCGTCGGCACCGCTGGTGACACGCCGTTCAGCACCATTGCCGACGTGGTGAACGCCCGTGCGCAGCTAAACAAGCAGCTTGCTCCGATGGGCAACCGCCGTATGGTGCTGAACCCCGACGCCGAAGCGAGCCTGCTCCAGCTTCCTGCCATGTCTGACCTAGAGAAGACTGGCGACCCGGAAGTGAAGATGGAAGGTATGCTCGGGCGCAAGTTCGGGTTTGACTTCTATCAGTCCACCAACGTCGTGACTCATACCGCCGGCACTATCGGCAGCATCACCGTGGCTTCGACCACGGCGGTTGGCGCCACCACCCTGGACATCATCGCTTCCGTGGCTGGCACCTTCAAGAAGGGTGACGTGTTCAGCATCGCTGGCAATAGCCAGACCTACGTGGTGACTTCTGATACTGCCACCTACACTTCCACCAAGGCCGCTATTTCTATCAGCCCGGCCCTGGTTGCCATCGCTTCCAGCGGGGCTGACGTGACCAAGCGTGCTTCTCACGTTGTCAACCTTGCCTTCCAGCGCGAAGCCTTCGCCTTCGTGAACCGTCCGCTGGCCGGTGTTGGGGGCGGCGCTGAACTCGGCTCCATCATCTCTCAGATGACTGACCCGGTGTCTGGCCTGACCATGCGTATGGAAGTGACCCGCCACAACAAGCAGGAGCGTTTCGCCGTGGACGTGCTATACGGCGCCAAGGCTATCCGCCCCGCCCTTGCTACCCGCGTCGCTGGCTAATCGCTTCGCCACAAAACAAGAAAGCCGGGCAGAAATGCCCGGCTTTTTTTGTTGGTGGAGGCGGAGGGATTTGAACCCACAAACCTTTTCAGGTAGCAGATTTTAAGTCTGCCGCGTATGCCTGTTCCGCCACGCCTCCTTAAAGGCATTCGTATCCTCTTTCAGTGGTATAGAATACCCGCTTTATCCCGAAGTCAGTAATGCACCTAGCGCAACCCGGACAGGGTTTAGCATTGCCCAAAATAAATTTCTCTCGTTTCGTGCTAGAATACATGACCCGGTACACATACAGGTCCGCTTTCTTCAAACTATCTACGTCCACAACACGCAAAGCATTAAAAATGGCATTTGTCTCTGCGTGCCAAAAAATAGATTCAGGGTTTTTCCCAAATTTGGCTTGGAACGGATGCGTTCGCATCTGGTTAGCACCGAAGGATACGATTTCTTTGCCGCGCACGATAGCTGCCGCTATGCGTGAACTTTTAATCGGAGATACGTCTTCCGCAAGCATACGCAGCGTATTGAATATGTTCTCGTGCATTTTTGTGCCCCTAAGTTTGGTGTAAGCGGCAGGACTTGAACCTGCACCTAGCCTGTTATGAGCAGGCCGCTCTTC